CGGGTGTGATATTAATAACTCCATCATCGCTATAACCAACAACGTCTATTGTGTAATCTGGAGATCCTACAGCTTTTCTGGCACTAATTTGTAATTCTATCGAGTCAATAGTAAAGAAAATATCATTACCATATATCAACTCTTTGACTGAGCTACTTAGTGATTTATTTCTGCCCTTGCCGCCAAAGTTGAAAGAACCGCCAGTTTGTTGCTTAATACCAAACGGTGGCTCATGTTTATACTGTAACTGAAGCTTACCAGAGTTTGTTACGCTTGTAGTAGAGTCTAGCGTAATATGTCCAACCTTGAATATGTTGCGCAACCTATCTGCTAGTACGGCTTGGCCACTATTGCTGGTATTAGTTGAGATATTGCCATCAATATCTGGAGAAGATTCCCAAACGCTATTGGCAACTGGATATACCCCAGTATCAAAATCAGAAGACAATACATTGTAAGGATATATAATGCGTTCTAGCCTGTTGCCAGTGGGCTGAACTTCAGTGTGGAAACCTAGATAGTTATCGTTTAATAATCCAAAGAGTGCGCCACTGTTGCAGATTTCAATACAAGAAATTCTAAGTGAGTTATTTGGATTGAGTTCATATCCTTGTGTTCTTGTTGATAGCGGCGATCCATCTAATGCTAGATAATCATTCTTACCAGTTTCAACAAAGTCTAGCTTGCATTCATCTTCATAGCCGCCACTAAAAGCCCGAGAGAATGGGTTATGTATACAATCAACCGTAAAATCTAGATTAAGAGTGTAACCACTGGCTTCACCCAGAATAGGAAACTTTGGTTCCCAAGTGTGTAACGATGCGTAGTTGACCTCTGGCTCTGTAACATATGTTGTAAAATTATACTGATCTTCTTTTAAGTAGTTACCGTCACCACGGAAAGTAATATCTTTGTATTTGACAATCAAATTACCAGATGGGTCTTCTAGCTTGATGTTGTGAATCTTGTAAATTGCTGGAACATCTGATTCATAAGAAATTAATGGGGCGGCTGCTCTTACGAATAAGAAGCTCTCTTTTGGAGTGATTGTTGGTGGAAGAACTTCACATCTGTATGTAAAATCACCCTGAGAGTATATAGAAGATGGTTGTATAAATGTAGATGCATCATCAGATATTCTAGTGCTTTGATCCCCATTGTCTGTATAGTTACCAATAGCAAGCCCCTCGTCAATGCTTTGGTATATATTTCCAGATGATAGATCTTTGTTAACAAAGTAAACGTCATTAGATGAAGTTACAATATCTCTGATTGGATATAGTTTTTGTGTGGCCCTAAATCGTGGTATTGATTTAATCTTACTTAAATTACCACCAATTTTATCTGTATGTATATTTCTGAATTGGCCAACAGCTAAAATTTTGGATTCTAGATTATTGCTTGATAATGTGAGAAATCCAGAAAATCCAGAGTTATCTTGGTCAGCCTCAATTGTTGGATTAATATCGCTATATGGATTGACAACATCAATAACTCTAGCGTCATTAAGTCTAATAGCTAAAATATCGCTCTCATCGTCTACTATGTATGTCTGTTCATTGAATCGGTATTGTCTAGAATTTAGAATTCTAAAAGAACCAACGCACGATAGCCTGTTTTCTGATCTTGTGACAACAAGTGGCTGAGAGGGCGCAGCACCAAACAAAAGCTCTTCAGATTGACCAAATAATGGTTGATTATTGCTAAAACCAACATTGATATTGATGCCACAACTTGCTTTTATAGAGCCGCTGCCTTCTATTATTTTGGCTGGCCTGTGAATAACTGTGGCGTTGGCTTTAAGTGTGCCACTAGCAAGATTTTTAGCACTTGTCTGTTGTAAAATACAATCCATAATCTATCCTCCTTGCCCATTATTATTAAGTAATGAGCCATTTTTTTCTAGCTTCCCACCATTACCTACACGATATTGACTAATTTCTTGACCAACATGTTCATAAATTTTTGCTTGAATCCCATCTGTAAGATCTTTTAGTAAAGATGCGCCAGTAAGATTTACATTAATGTTTGCTGTTTCTAATTTGATTGTAAATTTCGTGTTGGCTAAATTTGTAATGTTTGTTGCCAACTTGGAATTAAAGTTAGTTAAGGCTTCTGCAAACTTGCCTAAAGACTCTAGATTAAAACCAAACCCACTCCCACCGCTACCAGAGCCACCTCCACCGCCAGCTTCTTGACTTTGCGCACCGCCGTTCAAGCCGCCGCCGCTAAAATATCTTACTTTTCCACCTGTAGCCATCATTGCCACTGAGCTAGATTGACCAGTTGCTGTATTTGAACCACGGTTCATTGATTGTAACATTTGTAAGTTATTGCCTCTTTGAACAGCTTCTCTTCTTACAACAAACTCACCGGGAGTTAACATAGCGGGAACTGTATCTGTACCGCGAGGAACAAAAATGCCACGGCTAGCATATACCATGCCGCCATTAGCCATTAGTTCAGTACCTAAAGCTTTGCCTTTTTCTATGGCATTATTTAGAATCACTTCTGCATTTGCTACATTCATAGTGGCAGTTGCAACATCTATTTGAGATAAGTCTTGTCCTAATTGTCCAGTTTCTCCAAGAGCGCCCCCAAGCTCTCTTAGTCTAGCTTTAGATGCTTCTTCTTCGCCGGTGGTGCCAGCGGCAACTTGAGCCATAGCCAATGGGTTTTGAACGCCAGCAGCAGAAATAGCAGATCCATAAGCTCTTTCCGTTAAACCTCCGGGACCAGCGAGGTTTTGACCATACATTGATGTAACGCCAGCTTCTTGTTGTCGCTTGGTTTCTTGTGCTGCGCCACCTAAAGCCGACATGCCAAATTGACCAATTAATCTTTGGTCGCCAGTGGCTATAGCAGCTTGTGCGCCAACGGCTGCTTGTTGGTCAAAGAACTTCTCTATGTCGCCAGAAACTAATGAGTCTATTGAATCTCTTTCTAATTTATTTTTTTCAGAGATCAATTTTAAGTTTTCTTCTTCAAGTTTAACCAACTCTCTAATGGTCTGTATTTGATCCTTTTGAGCTTGTTTTAAATCTTGTTGCTGCTGTCTTAATTGTTCTCCACTCTTAGTGCCAGCACCTTCTCCAGCATTTATCTGTTGTTGATTACTCGCAAATCTTCCCTGAATTGCTTGAGATCTTGCTGTAAAATCTGCTCCACTGGCTGAACTTAGCGCTGGCAATCCTGTTAAACTATTACTGGCGTTAGCTTTTGTTAATACCGATGCTCTTCTTTCTTCTATTGTTAATTTTGGGCCACCATATTTTGATTGAATTTCTCTACCTTCCATCATCAAATCTTGAGCTTCTCTAACAGATTGTATATAGCCTCTTTCTGCTTCAATTCTCTCTTTTGTTAATTTTACTACAACGTCTTGAGCCTTTTGGTAATCTTGTAAGACTTTTTGTACAGGCTCAAAGAATTTCTTGCCTTGTTCTCCTAAAGCGTCAGCAATGCCACTATAGTCATTTCTAGCAATCTGATCTGTTATTGCATCTGTAAGCTCTATGCCGTTAATAATATTTTTAAATTCTTCTGGCGCTCCTTCACCAAGTTTTTCAGCAAATTTTTTCCTTATTTCTTCTGGTGAAAACGATTTTCCAGAAGCGCTTTGTTCATCTTTTATTTGCTGTGCAACATCTTTATACTTTACTTGTGCTGAATTAAAAGCTCCAGACATACCTTGGAATTTTGTTACTTGTTCTGGAGAAGCTCCTAAGTCTTTTAATGTAGAAGCAACTTGCTCATTTGCTTTATCTAATGATGCCTTATCCATAGCTGCGCCAGCGGACGTTGCTGATGCTTCTAGTAAGCCAATAGCATTAACTGCTGGCAATGCAGTTCCTTCTATTTGGGCAGCAAAATTTTGTAATTCTGCCGCAGCAGCGCCAGCACCAGCCGCTGGGCCACGAAGACCAAGATTAAGAGCTTGAAGAGACTTCTCTAGTCTTTCCTGTTCTTTAATTAAATTACTAATACTTTGTTCGTAGTCTTCAGCTTGTTTTCTAAGTGCTTTAGCTTGTTCTTCGTAGGCGCTTCCGGTTTCTGTATCTCCACGTTTATTAGCAGCCATTGCTTTAGAAAAAGCTTCTGAAGCCTGTTTTCTAATAGCTTGCGGCCCGCTATCTCCAAGCTGGCTGTCTAGACCTGCGGCAATTTCTTCTCTAGTTTTACCAGCTTTAACACTAGACAATATAGATGTTCTTGCTGTTGCAAGGCCAACCTGCTTGTTGATATCATTAGCCTGTAATATTGAAGCTTTTTGTCCTTCTATAACTTTAGCATTCTCACTATCTATTCTTTTATTTCTCGTATCAGCAGTTTCCACCCCAAATAAAGCACCGCCTAAAGAATAAGCAAGACTATTTCTAGCCATAGAACCGATTCCAGTTGATTTATTTTCATTATTTTTTGCGACAGCTTTTTCATTTTTTTGTTGAAGAGTATTTACTTCTTGTGTTGCAGACTGAACTTTTCTTAATGCCTCTGCTGCCGTTATAGTTCCAGCTTGAAAATCTTTAATACTTTTTTCAGCGGTTGTCTGAGCTTCAGCAAGAGCTTGACTTGTTTTTACAGCTTGAGCTTGAGCTTCCGCTAAAGCTATTGCGCTAGCCTTAGTGTTTCCACCAAAAAGAATATTAAGACTTTCAGTAAGTCCCGGCGCTGCATTTGCAAACAGTGTTCCTATTCCAGCGCCTATTGTGGCACCAATAGCTGAACCTATTGGTCCTCCTAGGAAAAATCCAATTCCAGCACCAACCGTTGCGCCAGCAGTCCTCGCTGTATTAGCAGCTTCTAATTCATATTTTTGTCCAGCAACCTTACCAGCTTTTGATACATCTCCTTTACTGATGGCTTTTTTGAGTTGATTATCATAATCATACATAGAACTTATCAATGTGTTAAATACCGAAGAAACAACTAATGCTGAACCCCCAATTGCTACCAATGGTCCTGCCAATGAAACTAAATTGGTAATTAGTGGACCGGAGGCTTGAGTTATTCCTGCCATTGCGCCACTAAGTTTAGCTCCTGCGGAACTAGCTACGTTACCTAAACCAACTTTACTTGCTGCTAATTGTACGCCAGAGCCTATTCCAGAACCAACACTTTGAAAACTTTTTCCAACGAAATTAGCACTATTCATGGCGGCATTGGTAGCATTACTCAAAGCTCCACCCTGACTTGATACTTTTCCAACGTTTTGAGCAAATTTTCCAGTAACTGATGTTGGAGATGGGCTAGATAATCTTTGTTTTCTTAAATCTCTAATTTGATCTGCTCTTGATTGTCTAGACAATTGCTCCATTGGAGTATCATTTCTAACAAATCGTCCGCTTGTAGCGTCATAAGCGCCACGACTATTCCCCTGTCTATTGGGGGCAGAATCTCTTAAATTTTTAATTTGTCCATCTATTTTGCCAGTTTGAAATGCTTCTTTAAAACTTTCTCCAGCGCGCTGTTTACCAGAAGTAACACCGCTAATAATATCTCCAAGACTACCAGATCCAGTGCCAAGCAAAGTTTTTAATTTATCCACATTTAAACTAACACCAAAAGATTGTAACGCAAAAATAACGCCACCAACAGTTGTGGCCATAGATAACAGAGAATTAGTCATTCTAGTAATAGCAGATGAGTTTTCATCTATCGGCGGAATCATACTTTGAATGATAGATGGCAATAAAGTTAGCGCAATTAATCCACCTTGTGCGTCTTGTGAGCTTCCTGCCCCAGAACTGCCAGCTTTACTTTTTCCTGAACCAACAATCGCTACACCGCTAGATGGTGTAACTTTGGCTGAAGATGTATTTGGTAGAATAGTACCAGCCGTTGCAGAAGCGTTAACAGCGGATGCTTGTATAGTCTTTATTTTAGCAATTGTGCTGGTATTTAATTGTTGTACTTGTTGCTTATATTGATTAGTAATATTGGCAATTTCTTGCTGGGTCTTTCCAGATGCTTGAGCAGATTTAACTTCTTGATCGTGGGCATTTTTAATTTGTTGAAAGCTTTCTTTATAGTCAGCTTTAATAGCGTCTAAATATACTTGTTGTACATTAATGCCCTGCTTGGCGGCTGGGGAAGCGCCAACTGTCGATGTGGTGGCAGTTGGTTGTGCCGCACTTGTCGCCGCCGTGGTCACGTTAGATGTTGCTCCAGCCAATGTCATTGCGGAAGTAGCTTTAGCAGATGCTAACTTAGCATTAGTATCTGCTTTAAGTGCATCTACATATGGTTGCATACTAGCAACTATTTGCGAATCTTTGTCTCCTTGCATTAACATTGTGCCGACAAGCTTAGAATATGCGCTAGCTAATTGTCCAGTTTGTTTAACATTTAAATTTGAAGCTTGAGCATAGTCCATTAAAGATTTAGCTAAATCTGGCGTAATTGTTTGAAGAAGTTTAAACTGCTTAGAGCTTTTTTTCAAGTCAATATCAACAATAGAAAATGTTCCGGTTAGTTGAGCAACAATTTTATTAAGTAGAGTTGGAGCCTTTGTGTCAAAACCGGGAACAGGAATATTACTAATAACTGATTTTGCTCCAGAGCCAGAAGTTCCTGTGGCAAACTTTTGCACACCGACAAAGCCACCCTTGGCATATTTACCAACTTTATTCATGCGGTTAAGATTGCCATAACCAATACTTTTCGCGGAAGGTTCGTCAAATACAAACTCTCCGGGCGTTAGTAATGCTGGTACGCTCTTTGATACATTGCCGCCTGCCGCATATCCAGCCATAGATGCTAAATTTTCAGCACCAAGTTTACTAACACTGCTTTTACGTATAACAAAATCGCCCTCTCGCAATGTTGCTGGAACCGTATCTGAATTTCCAACACCGGGAACTAAACCTCCAGACGCAAAGGCTTTTGGTTTACCACCAAGCATTATTCTCATTTTTTCAGCTTGTGGTGATAGCCTTTTGATTTGTGGAGTAGGTTCTGGGCCACTTAATTGTTGAACCATAGCCGCTTGTGCTGATGTAGCTTGTGGTCTTGGGTCATCTTTTAGCGAGCTTAACAAAGATGGAACATTGGTTTTCAGTTGTGATTTATTCTTTTTCTCTGCAACTCTCTTTGCTAAATACTGTTTAAATTGGGGTATTGTATTATAACCCAATGTATTCGCTGTTTGTACAATGTCGCCAAACTCTAAATTGTTTAAGCCGCTAGATTTTTGTAGAGCATATACTTCTTGACCTAGCTTATTAGATTTTTGCGAAGCAAATGGGCTTGGGCCAACACCAGATTCATAGTCTACTTTTCTTGACGGTTTCCCCATACCGCCCAAAGCAAATCTTTGAATAAATCCACCTAGATTTTTCTTAGCAACAACCGATTTAAATGGAACACTAGACTGCGCCATTTGTTCTTGAGCGGCTAGAATATTTTCCTTTAAATCATCAACAAAAACAATGCCATCTGGATAATTTTTAGTATATCTAGATAAGATCATAGATTTTGCTGTAGACGTATTTACGCCCCTTTTACCAGACATACCAGCAACGCCAATGACACCCTTAAAATTTAATCCATGTTTTGAGCCAAAGGTTCGTATGCCACCTACTGTATCTTTGTCTCCGGGTCTAGCAGTTAAAACCCAAATATCATTACCTTGTGCGGCTCTTCTTTTTGCCATTTCTGCATATCTAGTTGCAGAAGCAGATTCAAGAAATGTTTTACCTTTCGCTCCACGAAAATCAGAATATGGATCGGCAGTACCCGGCCTTTCTATGGCTCCGGTTTCTGCTAAAGTGTCATCAAAATCAAAAAAGAATCCTCTTTTTTTACGTCTGTCTATACCTTTAGCTCTACCACCAACAGCAAGCTGTTGAACATTTGCCCAAAGATTGTGCCTCCCCATTAGATCTACGTATCTTGCTTTGTCTACTCTAAATCTAGAACGAGGCGAAAGCATAAATTCATTTTCTTCATTGGGCTGCTTCATGAAGAATGTGTCCATTTTGCCCGTTCTTGGGTTTATATCTTGCTTTGTTACATTGATTTTACGATCTTTTAGTTGTTCAGCAACGTCTACTCCTTGTGCGTTTTTCTTTGTGGCAATTGTAAGCATTGCTGCCCAGTTATCTTCTGATCTTGGAGCATTATCTAAGAAAGATTTAGCAACTGTGTAATTTTTACTAGTAGAAACAAAACCCGGAAGGCTAAAAGTTTTACCAATAGTTTTAGCTACTTCTGGAGCATAGTATGATTGCCTATTATTAAATTTTGTGCCTTGTGGAATATCTGGGTTTTTATTTAAGCCAGTATCCATAGCAAACTTATCAAAAGCACTACGAGATATTGAACTATACAATTCTGTTGGTGCGGATGTTCTTAGTTTACGTAAATCTTTGGTATCAGAAGCTAATTGCTTGCGCTGATCTTTACTAAGAGCTTTACTGTTTGAAAGACCAAGATTAATTGGTGCCGCATCTTCAAAATATCTTTGTAGAGTATCTTTTGGTTTTGCTAAACCGCCAACAGCAAATTTTTGTATTGAAATTCCTTCTAGGCGATTTGCATTTATATCGTTAGCTATTTTATTTTTAATGGAGTCTATGGCAGACCTACTGTTACTTCTTTTTGCATCAGCTTTTATTAGTGAGTCTATTCCTTCTCCGCTACTATTAGCAAACATTGCTTTTAAAGATGCCTTAGAAGCAGACATTGAGCCAGAAGGAAAGTCAAAGTTCGCTTGATTACCAGAAAGTTTGGCTCCAGTAATAGCCTTAATTAATCCTTCAAATATAAATCCCTCTGTTGTGGCTCTAGCATTTGGGTCATTTGATATTTTTGATGCGCCCCTTTTAGCCTGTTGTTTATCTACAGATAAAACTGGATTATTTAAAACCGATAATGCTGGATCAACACTTTTTAATACTGTATTATACAAACCTCGTTTTGTATTTTCTGCTATGATGTTAGAGATATTAGATGTCGCAAAATCATCTTTACCGGGGAAATAAGATGAAATTGATCCAGACATTGGTACTGACTTTGATTCAACAGATAACTTACCTTTTTCAATGCCTCTATTTAATCTGGTTTGTACTTTATTTATGTCGATACGATCTATCTCTTCTTTGCTAACACCCTTATCTCTTAAAGCTTGCCTTCCGGGACTAGATATTGAGCTAGTTAAATTAACATTTCCTTGTCTGAAAAATTTTGAAGAATCAATTTTTCCTGCTGGAATAGTTGATAATCCTAACAATGAAGCTTGTCGTTCTTTAGTTAGTTTATCAAAGGCTTGCTGTCTTGTTTTTCCTTTTGATTCTGATAATCCAAGTTTTTTTAAAACAGAATTATTACTTATTTGAACTGATCCCTTCATGGAAGCGCCAGACCTATCTAATCCTTCTTCTGGTCTAAGAAAAAATGCTCCTATTTTTGTAGGATCAACAACTATACCGCCAGTGGCAAATTCTTGTACAGTCCCACCCCTGTTCATTGCTGCTAAATTGTTTGCGCCAATTCTTTGAACGGCGCTCTTTTTCATTACAAATTCACCACTACTAACCATAGCAGGAACATCATCAGCGGTTCCAGATCCAGAACCGGGAACTAATCCACCTTTAGCAAATGCTAATACTTTGCCGCCTTTGTTAAAAGTTTTACCAGACGTTAACCCAGCACCAATGCCGCCAAGAAATCCACCAATACCCTTTACTGCTTTAAATGCCGCCACGGCGGCAAGGAGAGGAAGTAAGGGTTTGATAGAATCAGCAATCTTTATTAATGCAGAAGCTAAAGCCAAGGCAGTATTAGCCATGACTTGAAATGTTGTTGTTTCTGTTACAGATCTTACTAAGGCTAAGAATTCTTCTCTAACCTTGATGATTCTAATTGCTAGAGAAGCTTGAGCCATTTCTGCATTTTTAGTTAAACCATTGCCAGCATTTTGCGCAACGTTAAGAGCGGCTTGTGCTGTACTAAACTGTTGTAATAATGGAAGAACTTTACCAATTTGTCTGAATCCACCAAGCTCTTCAGCAATCTTAATAAATGTTAAGTCACCTTCTCCTAATCCGCTAATGGCTTCGCTTAATCTTTTAATAGCTTCATATGGACCAACGAACTTGCCATTTAAGTCTACAAGTTCCACACCAAATTGTTTTAAGAATTCAATTGTTTCTGGTCGCTGAATACGTGTGAAAATAGTTCTTAAGCCAGTACCAATGCTTTCAGCACTTTCACGGGTTGTGGCTCTTACTGATGTAAATAAAGCAAGTAGTTCATTAAGGCTACCACCAGACGCCTTGAAAACACCACCAGAACGGCGAATAACGTCGATTAAGTCGCCAGCTTCTACGGCGAACGCGCCAGCCACAGCGTCAATCGAACTAAGCTGACCTTCTAATGCGCCCACGCCCTGCTTAAACTGAGCAAGAATAGCAATAGCGCCTTCTGCCGTTTCTGAAATACTGTCGAAGTTAGGAGCAAGGGCGGCTTTAGCTAAAGACTCTAAGGCTATTTTAGTATCATCACTAGATAAACCAGCCTGTGTTAAGACTGTTGTAACCTCTAATAACGAACCAGAGGTAACACCAAGTCCAGTAGCTAATGAAGTTACTGAATCTGTTAAATCTCTTAAGCTACTAACACTTCTGCCAGTTACTTGAGAAATTTTGATTAATTCTCGTTCAAAATCAATAGCTGTTTTAACCGCATCAGCTAATGTGCTAGTAAACAATCCTACCGCTCTAGTGGCGATAGAAAAAGCGGCAAACCTACGAATAGAAACAGCAAAAGCATTACCCATTCTACCAGCCGCAGTAGTTGCGGCGTTGGTAGATTGAGTTATTTGCTGTAATTGCTTATTAGCTTGGGCTGAACCCTGAACTTGAACGTTAACGCTAACATTGTTTAGCTGATTTTGAATCTGGCTAACAATTTGGGAAACGTTATTTGGGGCTTGTAGCTGTAGCTGTGCAGTCAGTACGAATTTAGACATAGCACCCTATGCTGTTAAAGACCACACTTTCCACTTTCCTACAAACTATCCTTCAGGATTAACTTTCTTGCCTTTATCATCAACATACACGACTGAAGGTATATAATTACCCTGTTCGTCTAGTACGTTTCCGTCTTTATCAGTTCGCTGACCCTCATCATTGATGTACTGTCCTAAGTTGTTGATTCTGCGGCCTTCTAGGTCAACCGTTTCGCCCTTTTCATTAACTAGGGAGAGATCGTCGTTAACGAAATGGTACTGTTTTAGGAACTTATTTTCCGGTAGGTTGGCTTCGAAGTCCTTGTCGATAGAATACATCATTTGAGCTAGGGCGGTAGCTGCCGCAAAGGCAATCTCACTATCCGACTGCTCCGTGTACTCATCTATGGAATTATACACTTTATTGCCATTTTCATAGAATGCACAATTGGCAACTAAAAACTCAAATCTGGCGTTGTCAGAAATAGCTTCTGCTGTATTCTGCTCTAGTGCCATTTTTTCGGCAATTAGTTCTCTTAATTCATTGCGTTTTTTGCGCATATCAATGGCTATATTTTTAGCCTCAGAAGCCTTAACCTTGGCATTCTTACTATCGCCAACGTATAGCTTCTTTTCTAGGGCGATTATGTCGGCACTAATCTTGTCTTGCTCTACATCCTTGCCCTTGTCCCAAATCCCCTGCTCTTTCATGAACTTGGATAGTTCCTTCTTTGTCATAATGCCATCTCTAACACAATCTGTCCAAGCCTTGGCCGAAACTCTCTGGGCTTGCGACATTACTGCGCTTTGTGGCCTCTTAACAACAATCTTGACTGTCTTTTCGCCTTCGCCGTCTTTGACCTTAACTTCAACAACTTTATCCTTTTCCTTTGACATAATAATCTCCTATTTCTTTTCTGGTTGAATAACTGGAATCTTAATCGAATATCTAAGCCACTCTACATCATAATGGGCTAATTCTGCATCAATATTGCGTGCTTGATTGTTTCCCTTGTCTAGTATTTCTGATCGCACCTTTTGAAAAACATCCTTAATAATTTGTTGATCTTTGGTTAACTTGCCATCTGAAGTCTCCCAAAGAAAGCTAAAATTTTCTTCAATGCTACTTAATGCACCAATCATAGTAGTTTGAATTTTCTTTTTAAGAATCTTGGATAGTCTATCTTTTGACTCTTGTTTGTATCTTTCCTCTCTGGCTTTTTTGTAATCTGATCTATTGTTCAAATTGTCCATTATAAGCTCCTTACTTTGATTTAGCTTGCTTTGCGGCCATTTCCATCTTTTGCGTATGTATTTTCATTTTTTCATCGACAAATTCTTCCTGTCCCACAGTTCCTTTAGATTCTATAATTTTGTTACGTTGATTGATAATAGATTTTGCTTTTTCGCTATTAAGATTTTGTATGTTTTTGGCCTTGTCTGTATTCTGAGCCATTATGAATACTTCTGAAGATCCCTTGATCTTTGCATTCTTGGTAGAATTCTCAAAATCCTTTTCTAGTTTTTCCTTTTCTCGTTTCCTATTTTGAACTATAAACCATCCATCTAACATATCATCGTCTTCTATGACTTCTTTACTTGGGCAGTCTAGTGACTCTTGTATGTTGTCATACATTTGCGACCAAACTATTAAGTTTTTTTGATTGTGATTAAGCTCCGTAAGTCCTGCGTTTGCAAATAATTGTAGTTGAGATTTTTCTCTAATAATCCAAAGCGATTTCCAAGGTTCATTTCGCGCCAAATCTCTACATTTACTATCTGGAAGAAAAGATAGATACCATTGTTCAATAACTGTTTGTAAAGATGTGTCAGAAAAGTCATAAAGCTGATTATTTTTAAATGTGAGATTTTGTATGAGCCAAGATGTTTTTTCTGTGGAAGCAAATCCTTCGCAAGTATTTTGATAGTTATAGTTTTTTTGTAATAACTGTTCTGAAAGAATATCTTCAGTTTCTCTAATAGAAGATCTAATTCTTTTGGCTAGCTTTGCGTCTTGTCTAGCTTCATAGATATCTACTTTAAGATTTTCAACTTTCTTTTTGATTTCCTCTAACTTATTTTCGTGAAAACTTGTCCAAAGATACTGCTCTTTCATCCAAGAAGACATATCATCTTCTGTCATTAATCCATCATTAACTGCCTGCTCATATGCTTCATTGTATTTTTGACAAGAATGTACTAATTGGTCAATTGTTGGAGAGTGTACAACTAAACCTTCTTGTAAAAATATCTTTCCAGATCTTATTGTTGAAATAAAAAACTCCCGCTCATGCTGTTTCATTACAAAACCTCATTGCGGGAGTCTTTATTTTTGTTTCCTTTTGAGTCCTAGAGCTTTATAGATTATTAATTATCAAGGAGCAGGAGCATATGTTACATTGAATGTATTATATGTTGAATAGCTATATTGAACGGTGGCATTTCCACCGCTAGCATCGCCTCCACCATATGTTACAGACTTAAGAAAGCACTTATTACCAAGATCTACAGTATAAGCGCCAGCCGTCACAGAGATTGTCTGATCTCTAATTGGAAGCTCGTCTGTGTCTTCATCAAACCCAGTGCCTGTTTCCAAAGTGTTTTCATCAACTAAGTATTCTATTTCTGCTGTAACTTCTACTGGGTAATTTGGAATACGAGCATATGGGGCTTTTTGTCCAAGCTCTAATAAGTCTTCTCTGCCTAAGTCTATGCTAATATTCACAGATTGAACCTTGTCGCCTCCCTGTGGAAGATTTAGACCTGTAACGTCTTTTCTGGTTAATACGTTGCCACCAAGTGGTTCGTCAGTTGTGGATGTGTCATTATCAGAAATGTCGGCAGGAATGTTTAGAGTATCATTATTCCATGCCTTATGGTTGCCAGCTAGAGTGACTGACTCTGTAAGATTACCATCTACTGGAAACTGATAAGAAACACTGTTAACATACATACCAGTACAGTATACTGTCTGTAGTGGCGCTGACACACCGGCGTTTTCTGTATCTTTATAGATAGCAAACTTTAGACATACTCTTTTTTTGCTGTCTATTAGCAAATCTTGATCTGATCCAACTAAAGAATATACTGTTGGATGATTGTCTAATACTTTTTCTAAAGTAACTTCAATTTGTGGAATTTGAAGAACACTATCATAAATCTCTAACTGACCTAATTCGAAAACGTTTTCAAACTCAAAGTTTGTATTTAGCCCAACAGATTGGACACCATGAAGGAATTGATAATCACCAGCAGCGGGAGCAGCGTATTCGCCGGTAATTGCGTCTGGTAATTGAACAGCTATAGCTACCGCTTGACAAGCATAAAATGTACGATCATTTGCCATTATATCTCTCCTATGAAAGTTCTATAAAACTCTAATTAGTTATACACAAAAACTAGATATTAAGTTGAATTACTTCAGTGGTGGTTCTGACTATACCAGCGTAGAAATTGGTATTAATCATATCCATCCCCTGCACGGTAGAATTCTGAAAATCCATCTTTTTAGATGGGTATTTTTCGATTAAATCTGGGTACCTTAAGGCTCCAGAAACTGGAAAGCCTCTGTAATCTAGGGGCATATCTCCACTATTAGCAATACGATTGCTATCGAACATGTATATGGTTTTATCATTCTGAAATGATATGATATCTACCAGCTTATTTCGCGTGATTTCATCTTCGGCTATGCAGTGAAATAAAACGTCTGTCAAAACCCGCTGACCACCGCCCAGTTGAAATCCACGCATAGTTCGTCTTGGTACAACTTCTACCGCTATAGCTGGAAGCTGGACCCGCATTTCTGCTGGAAGATCAAATTCTCCCTTATTTATATTAATGAAGCTTTGGCTTGGCTCAAGAGTTCTATACTGTATTTCTCTTAACCAAGGTAAATTATTAGCATAAATAATGTTAATATATTTGTAGCTATATTCAGCCTGAACCTTACTACCAGTTGGAATGGGATTGTCAAATACCACCCTGCCATTGTAATAATCTACTTTATATGCATATTGACCGGTAGTATTGGTTGGATAAAAAGTGTCGTTTATGTAAATTCCAGAAATACCGGGATAAGCTGGATTATTATCTACAAGCGGGGCTGGCTGATATGTGATGCCACTTTGCCATACCCAATTTTTTCTAAATCCTTCCCACGCAATCCCATCTGTGAAGTTGTTATTGCCAGACTTTCTCAAGATACTATAGTCTAGATTATCAGAAGAAACTTCATTAAGAGTCACATTGAAATAGTTTCCCTTTTGAAGCAATGCCCAATCGAAAAATTCAACAATATTATCTTGCAACTCATTATTCAGAGTTGTGTCGAAAATACTGTTAATACCATCGATATTAAGGTGATTTGACATTATGCACCTAGCACGTTTCTAAATATAGCTGCTATTGCTGACTCTTGGGCCTGACCGATCAATGCTCTTGTGATGAAATTGTTCGTATCTGTGCCTGAAAATTGTGGCGGCACTCTAAAAGCTCCACCGCCAATCATGTGTCCCAGACCAGATCGGCCAACTCCAGACTTTGGATCATATTGGTAGTTAACAATAATAATGTTATCCCCGCGCTTTAGTAACCAATCCATCCAGTGTAAGTCGCCCCCATTAATTGGCGTGTGACCTTGTGGAATGTTTAAGATATTGAGAAAATTTGCTGGTTGAAATTCTACAGTGATTCCGCCCTGAAGCTTGTTATTAAATGTTGCTATTTTGACTGTGATAGAATCTTTGACCGCGTTTATAATACTGTTTGTTGCAGATGCGGCTTGGCCGGGAAGTAGTCCAAACTGTCCAGCCAAAGAATCTGGCGATGAGCTATTGAGCGAAATTATCTCTGGTTGTAATAAAATCCATCCACTTATAAGTGATTGGCACTTCTGTAAAATTTCTGTTCTGCTATTACCTATTTTTGTGTTTGCCAAATCGGCAATGGCCGCATTTACTTTTTTCTCTATCTCTGCCACGGAATCTAATAGTTTTAATGTTATCATGCTCTTTTCCAGAAACAGGCGAAGTATCGGTCTTGTTTAATGCCCATTGGAATAAATTCACCAATTCTTTCAAACCTTATTACTTTGTAGTCTTTGATGCCATTGTGAGCTATTAGTTGTTTAGCTTTTAAGACTAGTGGCAAGTCTGTCATAAGTCCAATAGTTTGAATTGATCCGTCAGGGATTTTAATATCGCTGGTAACATTTATCCACTGCCTAGAATCCCAGTAAACTTTTAATTTGATATCGGTTAGCGTTTCTACTTCTTTGAATGTCTTATGTCCAACGTCATAAACTGAATTGCCGCCGGTTCTGTGGGCATTGAGTGAATTTTTATTGGGCGCATTATTGTTTGGGTTGTAGACTATTTCTTCGATTTTATTGATAGATACTAGTTGACACGTAACGCCAAAAATATCAAACGTTGAGTCAATTAACTCATAGTATTTATCAAAAACAGATTGAGAAATATTAATTGGCATTATACTATTACTTTATGTGCCGTGATGTAAAAATTTAATGTTTGACTCGTTGAAGAAGAGCTTCCGCAGTTGTAAAATACAGACGATATAGTGTTAGTGCCGCTTGGGAATGAATAGCTTAATAATACATTATCATTTAGCATGACACTTGGGCTAACGTTAACGGAATATGGCTGACCCGATATAATTCCAGAAACGGTAAAAGATGTTGCATAAGTAGTGTTTGCAGAAATAACAGGTATTGTTTTATTTACTACTTTATAAAGCGGAGTGATATTATTGATATTGCCAGATGTTGTAATGATAAAATCTTCTAGTCTTCCAGAGGCTGCAACAACGTAGTCATCGAATCTACTTTCGCCACTGGCGATTGACTCATTGATGATGGCTATGCCGCTATTATGTTGTTCCTGTAGTGATCCAGAAACAGCAGTTATTCTATTTGTCAAGCTTGTATTTAAAGCTCCAGATACACTAGTAAGCTGCGTAAATGTTGCATAAATACTTGATAAATCTGGGATATCTTCTAAAGCTAGGTTTCTAAAACTTGGATATCCGGGTTGACAAGGTGGAGTGCATGAAGCTGGAGGTCCAGCAAAAACGCTTCCGGCATTTTGCTTTTTAAATAGGATGTACTGGTTAACAACGCCGCTAAGTTCTAGAACAGCATCGCTACCAGTTAGTTGACCAAGAAGACTTTGAGAATAAGCGTATGCATCCAGCCTGTTCTTTTCAAAGTGTTGAAACTGAGTACCTCCGGGATAACTTGACTCGTTACCGTTTTGTTCTTGAAAATATACGCCAGTAGAACCAACATAATACCCAGAAGCACGAATAGCAGAGCTAACAGTGCCATTTCCACCAATGTCTATGCCATATGTTGGATATGTTTTCTGTAAACCAAGAGAATTAAATGTAGCATCCCAAATAATGTTCGGGTCATAGTTAAGAATATTTTCTGAATCCCAAACAGCCAAGCCTTTACGTTGTGGAACCCTAAGTCCACCTAAACCAGAACCCATCATAACAGCATGTGTTGCTGGATACGTAACATAAACTTCTTTAGTGCCGGGAGGAAAACTTACTAAACCATTGCTATTACTACTTCTAATAGGAGTTCTATTAGACAATGTATCATAAGTAATTCCATCTCCATTGTCGTAGTCGGCTCTTAATAAAACACCTGAACCTACTTCATAATTTGTTCCATCTGTAACAGCATAAATTATTGGAGAATTATGGCTATAAACTGAAGCAAAAGAACTAAACCCAACTGCGGCTCCAGCCAAACCAAGATTACCAGTGCCTACAGTGTAACTTACTTCTTTAATACGATCATATAGATTAACTAGGTTTTGATTAGGCACTTGTTATCTCCACTTATTCTGGATTGTTTTCGATAGTTACGCCCGTTGAAGGTGTTACGCCGCTAGCGTTACCAAATATCACAAGATCATTTACTGCGGCATCAACGAATGATCCAGCAGAATTTAGAACTTGAAATGTAATGTAGTCTTTGTCGCGCTCTACAATGCCAACAGTATTATTAGAGAAATCTTCTGCGCTATCGTTGTCGCTTCTGGCGTTACTGCTAGCAACAGCTACATAATTACTGTCAGTAAAAGTGTTGGGCTTAAAGAAAATCTTAAATTTGCCGGGGCTTGTTTGACCAAGTGGGCGCTGTAATTTAGAAACGTTATAAGAGGATAGCACCTGCATGTTGCCCGAACCACTAAATCTAATCCAAGCTTGTGCTACGCCCTTTGCTGTTGGCATCATGCTATTATCAACATCAAACTTTACAGTTGTGCCACTGCCAACATGCATAATTTCTTCATCGGCATCAATATATCTAAATGAAATACCATGCATTCTATTTGTCATGGTGATCCCGCTAGCATTGATCCAGTTGTTTGGACCGCCTGTGCCAAGATTACCGTCCATATTTCTATTGCCAGTAAGCTTAAGGTATTGTGGGTGTGGATCGCCCAATGTTAATCCTGCTAAACCACTGTGTGGAATACCTGTCGAGCCGGGGTATGGCTCTACTTGGATTCCATTATTACCAATTGGGTTAGAAAATTGAATACCAGACTCAACGATAAGGGTGCCGCCCTCTATGTTTGCTGGATCAACGTCGTTTATTTTGCATCTCACATCTTTTGCGAATGGGTGTGTAGCGTCGAAATCACCGCTTGCAACAATGTACTTTAAAGACTCAATAATATCTACCATATTCTGCCTAACGTCTCTGGCAGAAATAAGACCGGCGTTATTGTCCGCTAGGTCTGTTTGAATGTTGTTTCTTATAGTTTGATCATTTAAAACGGTCATTTTCTTCTCCTTTAGTATCTAAAATATCCACCCCTAAGATCACTATCGCTGTGATTTCTGGTAACAAATTCGCTTGCTGGGCTATATGGACCAAGAATTGCCTTGCCAGCTATACTGTTTCCAGCGCGATAATTCATCAAGGCTTGATTGTATTTGTCGTTCAAATCTTTGTATAAAACTAATAGTGTGCTAGATACGCCGCGTAAATCTATTGCGGATGGTCCGTCTTTAATAGAAATAGCATTTCCAGACTCTGTTCTAACCTCACTACCAACAATAATACATGCTGATTTTAATGTGACCAAAGTGATAAATGCGTCATCTTTTGTCTCGGCGTCCGTTGGGTCTGGAGATAAAGAGCATTGCTCTACGTTAATTGAGTATACGTTATTAAAGTCTGTGTCAAGCATCACCAGTTGCGCTGAAACAAGGGCTGTGGTTTCTATGCGCTTGGCGCTGTATTTATAGTTTGTTGGCTCTAGATCGTTAACTAGATACCTTACCATCGTTGATATTTGACCTTGCCACGACATAGTTTTCTCTTTTATAGGTTACAGGATACTTGGAAGGTATAGATATCTGTGTAATATGTGCCACTTGGTAGGGCAACTCTGCCCTGTAATTTGTACAACCCCGGTTCATCAAGGTCGCCCGCCACTGTGTCATAATACACTTTGCCATCTGAGCCGTTAGTGTACAATGTGCCAGATCTATAAATAACCGTGTCGCTGGGCTTTTTGAATATCATGGAAAGAACGGATGCGTTTGAAATATTAACAACCTCGCCGCTATCTTTAATGGTGGCTAGGAATCTGGTTCCAAGGTCATCTACATGTATTTCGCTAGGCATTTTATCTCTTAAGTATGATATGGATTGTTTGTAGGATAGACAGGGTGAATTCTACTGTAATCATAGTGTTGTTGGGTTATTTTCGATATTAAGCACCATTTCTACTCGACTAGAAACCAAAGACAGAATATTTTCACTTCTATTTATGCTTAAAACTAGCTCAAAAATGTCACCGTTTTGGTATATAGTGTTGCGGGTGTCGATATTTAGGGCCATTTCTACCAAACTAGAAACTGAGGATACGACTTTTTCGCTTCTGTTGATGTTTAAAAGTAGCTTAAAAACCTCGCCGTTTCGGTATATAATATCAGAAGTGCTGAAAGGTAGTAGGCTGAAAATAAACACATTTTGCCCCGTAATCTCTAATTAGTTATACACCTAGATCCTTGTATTCTTTCAAACTTAAATAATTTGATTTAGACTGTCTATAGAATTTGCATTATTTATAAGTTCCCTTTTTAGTGCGTCTTGTGAACTCAATTGTGATCTAAATTGGCCGTATTGGAGCATTAGAATGGTCATATCTTGTAGGGACAATTCGTGAGACTGTCCATCCATGTCAATAACGGTTCCCGTAGTAGATAAGCCCATGCTGTTAGCTTCTTTGGCTAATATGAAAGCTCCTGTTAATAGTGTTACATCCTGTGTGTCTGTTCCAAGCTTCCACCCATAAGGAGTTGTCCAACCATTGCTCATGGTGGTTTTCCAAGATATATCTACTTGTTCTAACTTCTCTAATTTGGCTTTGCGTAAGGGCCAATCCGCTATTATATTATTAACTTGTGTTAGCTGTTCTGAGCTTGGTTCAGTTAAATATTCTATATGAAAAGTATTGTTTCCAAGGTCTTGAACTCCCTCAATACTAACTATAGAATCTATTTGTTCGTGTAGTTTACATAGATAAGTCATTAACATATTCCTTTCAACATGTTATTGAAGCCATTATGCTGCAATTACTAAAAGTAGCGCCGGTAGCACCAAGCAACTGAACCATTGCCAGATAATGATAGCCTGCTCCTGCGGAAGTTTGGTAATCAGTAGTTCCAGCTCGTAAAGTAGCGGTATCAACATTGTTTATAATTGCCAAAGTGTTAATACCATTAGTTATATCTAATCCTATACCTACTGGTATTGATGAAACTGGGTTAACTGTGGTACTCGATAATATTGTCATATTTATGGCAGTATATCTATTTAATCCGGTTATGAATTCAACAATGTTAGTACTTACGTTTCTATAAATACGAGAGGATGCTGTTGTGTAGGTATGGGAGGTGCCATCTGAGACAGACATATATTTATTAACCCTATTATACATATTCCATAAGAATCTTTTATCTGTTCCATCAGATATGAATCCTGCTGTTCCAATAGTTCTTGCTGTTCCTATGTATCGTTTATTTGGTGATCCGCTTTTCACGTATACTCCATCTTGTAGTGCTAAAACAGACCCTGTGGATCGTGCGCTAGCTGTAGCTGTTGGACTAGCGTATCCTCCCTGTGTTGTCCAAGCTGTCAATTCTAACGTTTTGGTGCCAGCATTATCAAAAATAAACACATCATACATGGTATTAGCGGCGTATCCTGTAGCTAAAGATATAGAAATTTCTGAAAATGTATGAATTTGCCACCTGCTATTAGTAGTATCATATAAAGATATTCTATTCCCGTTAAAGGGGGTAAAGTATAACGTGCTTCCAAAAGTATTTCCTACTTCTGAGCCTATGGGATCTCCTGTATAAATAGTAAGTCTGCCGTCTACGACATTATTATTAGATGCATTTCCAGCAATACTATTTGCAATGATGGTTCCATTAAAGAAATTGTTTGTTATAGAAGTATTTCCTATGGTGACAGTATTAGACCCGTTTCCTCTTGAGGTACTACCAATAACAATTTCGTTAGTATTTCCATTTGCTGATGCTCTGGAATCATTTCCTATATAAATACTAGTGCTACTGGTCTGGTTTACTGCTCCAGAGTTGATATATCTTCCAGCTTCCGCTCCGAAAGCGCAGTTGCTAGAGCCTGTTGTGTTTGCAAAAAGACTTGTGGTGCCAAACGCAGAGTTATTATTGCCAGTAGTTGTACTCTGCATTGAACAAAAACCAAAAGCTGAGTTATTACTAGTGGTGCTTGTAAGTAGAGCATTAAGACCAAACGCACAATTGCCTAGACCAGTTATGTTAGTTTGTAAAGAAGCTTGACCAAAAGCGGAATTATAGTATCCAGTTGTATTGTTTACCAAAGAAGAGTGTCCAAAAGCGCAATTTTGAAATCCGGTGGTATTATTATTTAAGGAAGTAACACCAAAAGCACTGTTATAGCTACCCATGTATGTAGTGCCAGAGGCACCTATGGCGGCTGACCCTCCGTTACCTACCCATATGTTGAAACCAACGCTATTTGCTCCATATCTTGTACTAAAACCATAGGATTGACCATTGGTATTAATTGATAGACTTCCACCCGTTACAGACAAATTTGTAAAAACCCCACTACTAAGATATAAATTCCTGAATATAAAAGAGCTAGATCCTATGTCATATGCATTATTTAATAACGGCTCTAAGTGGCCGTTGCTAGTAATTTTTAATTTTCCAGTAGCAGATTCACTACTAGCAGTTGCAAATACTAAAGATGTGGCATTAGAAACTGCTGTAAATGCACTTTCTGCTTCTGCGTATATGCCGCCCCCAATTAAAATAGCATCTGAACCGCTAGTCTCACTGGAGGCAGCGAACGCAATACGTCCCAAAATATCTGAAGCGATTATATCGCTATCAGAAGTTTGTAAAGTAATTGATTGAGCCATAAATTACACTATGAACCAATTTGTACCATCTGAAACAAATGTTAAAGCTTCATACTGATAATATAAAAGTTTTGAAGTTGCACCATCAATAGTATCGGTAGCATTACGACTTATTGTGACTGCTCCAGCAGCACTGTCTGTCTTTTTGACAATAACCTTTTTGCCAGCTAGTGGTGCTGGTAACTTAATTGTTATCCCACCAGCGCCAGCAGCAACTAAGTTAATATCTGATGCGATAGTATCATTTGTAAGAAACGATGAATCTACCGTTCTTGATATTTTTGCTTCTGTGACGGCTGAATCTGCAATTTTAGCAGTTGTTACATTAGAATTAAGAATTTTAGCTGTAGTTACTGAGTCGGCAGCTAACTTCGCATCAGTTACAGCAAGACCAGCAATCTTGGCTGTAGTTACTGAATCAGCAGCGAGCTTTGTGTCCGTTACAGCGAGATTAGCAATTTTTGCTGTAATCACTGAATCAGCAGCTAGCTTTGCATCTGTTACAGCAAGGCCAGCAATTTTAATGGTTGTGACTGAATCAGTAGCAAGTTTAGCATTGGTTACGTTTGAGTCAAGAATTTTAGCAGTTGTTACAGCATTTGCGGCCAATTTAACATCTGTAACAGCAGAATCGGCTAATTGAGTTGTTCCAACTGCCCCGGTTGCTATCTTGGCGGCTGTTACACCAGCATCTTTAATCCTTAGTATGTCTGTATTTATTTCTACAGTAGAATTGTCGACATTGAGGTGAACTGTTACAGTGTCTGTTGCTCCAGCAACGGTTGATATGCCGCTTCCTCCAGCGACAGTAATAGTATCTCCACTAAAGAGTGTCTGCGACGTTCCACTATCGCCAGTGAAGCTAAAAGATGTAGAAGCTACGCCCGTTGGTATAGCATAAAAGGTTGTGCCGTCATTAGTAAATCTCCACTGATCTATACCTTCATCATAAAAAAGTCTAACATTAGCAGATGTTCCGCGCTTTACTTCTAATCCAGCGTCTAATGATGGAACTCCAGTAACGTTCTTATTAAGTAGAATGATATTATCTTCTACGGTGAGGGTAGTTGTATTAAGTGTTACAACGTCACCATTAACTGTTAGGTCGCCCTCAATAACTACGCCAGAAGAGAATGTCGCTATTCCATCGCTTCCTAAAGTTAATATTCCGGTTTGGCTTGCACTCCCTATTTTTCCACCGTTAGGAAGTCGTATATTTGGAACAACTAAATTGGTGCCATCAAATGTAAAACTACTATTTGATTCAAAAACTGCATCAGTAGAAGATGCTCCAAAAAATACAATTCCAGATGCGTTACGGTCGAGCGGTGCGTATGACATAAAAATGTCTCCTTATTAGATATTGGTGATGCATAGAATTATACACTAAAATAGGTACCAGTTTTCGTTATTAGAGATTAGTGAAACCGCTTCATATGCGTGAAATAAGATCAAAAACGATTTGCCGTCTATATATTGGGTAGAATCAACTGGGTGCAAGGTTAGGGATTTTGTGCCTATTTTTTTAATTAGTACTTCTGAACCACCTATTCCAACGGCGCTAGGGAGTGTGATAGTAATATCTTCGGTGTTGCAATTTGCAAAAATGGCGTCATGTAATGAACTTAGCTGAGTTGTGGATGAGATATTGATATATGATCTATTTTTGCTAGATGTTGATTGGACGGTATTATCTGGAAAAATTATACCAGAAGAGTTAATTCCAGAAATATATCCACTTTGATCAAGAAAAACGGCCTTTTCTGCTGGGTATGTGCAAAATACTATAGACACCCCGAACAAATTTATTCTTTGATTGTTATTGGAGCTAACTAATACAGTATCTCTAGAAAAACTGTTTGTAGATGCGCTGTATGTTCCTAGTCCAACTTCAAAATTAGAGTTATTTTCGATAGTGTAATATGTAGAATTTCCATCACCAATACCGTCTAAGAATGTTTGAAAAGCCCCGAAAGCTCCGGTTAGGTTTATATACTGACCGTCACCAGTAGTTATAGACGTTTCTTTTACTCTGTCAGCAAATTTTAACATATCATGTAACTTTTATGAGTTTTGTTGAGTCTGTGCTTTTTTGGCTTTTTTGATTGCAAAATTTATTAATGTTGTAGCTAAATACGATGAAAAGGGCAAGTTTCTTTTGTTAGCTTCTTCCTCTAGCCATCCCACTATTGTGTCCTTATTATCTTCGCACCACTGTGTGCCATTTTCATCCATAGTTTTTGCCCTAGCATTACAAGAACAAGTTGGAGAAGCCGTTATTCCTATTAGCTTTAGTAGTTTTTTTAGTTCTGTTCCAACGCCGCCGCTTATTTCTATTTTTTGAGATTTTGGAGAGATTGGGTAACTCGCGTGAGATGTGTCTACGGTCCAATTATCTCCATCCTGCGCAATAACGCATGGCATAACTTCTTCTATTGAATATCCGCGCTCTACACATCTAAATAATAGATATTTTTTATGAACGGTTATAGTATTCATATTTGAATTTTTACTTATTAGAAATAAATTCCCACATGGCAATATCGTCAGCGAAAGCTATTTGTATCGCCAATTTTTGCTGCTCTGTCAGTGTTGGCTTTTCAGATTCTGGCTCTTCATTAAGTTTTGGAACCGGAGTTTGTAAACCAAGCCAGTTTGCACAAGCATCAATTTCATATGGAAAACGAAAATATGTAACGCCATCTACTAATAGTCCCATATCAGATATGGGCCAAAAATGAACATCTGTTTGTAATCTTTGTAAACCTTCTTCTGGAGTTACCTTTTGTCTAGCACAGGCAGATCGAAAACGCTCAATTGGGTCACGCACAAGACAACATAGCCCATCTGCTGGCTCATCTACCTCAAGAGGAGAGCCAATATTATTGGTAGTGGCTTTGATGGGATGCCAATTATCACCCGGAATACGCAAATATTCTGGAATAGCTTGCCATATAATGGCGTAGCTAGCACTGCGTGGAATTAGCGCAAATCTTTTGCTATTAGGTAATGTTATTTTTGCACCTTTCACTGCGTTTTCTCCATTTATGATAAATTTATTATATAGTTATTAAGAGTTTGAAAACCAAGTAAATCGCCGTCATTTCCACCTCCTCTTACTCTGATAGTGTATGTTCCAGCGGGTAGCGTTTTTGAGATAACAAAATCGGTCCAGTAATAATTTCCATCTTTACTTAGTGTTGCATCTGGGAAATTTGTAGGTGATACAAGTAATAATTTTGTGCAGCATATTGTATTATTAGATGCATCTCTGAGTTGGGTAGATATAGTGGCTGAACTTGCAATGTCAAAACGCAAAGAGTTGAACATGAAAGCGTTTTCTTGGCTAGTTATTTGAACATTTAGCGTGTTTGTATTATTTCCAATCGGTGATGTTCCGTATATATTCTGAATATTTGTGAACACAACTCCGGGAACGGAAGTGGTTGTTGTTGTTGTTGTTGTTGTTGTTGTTGTGGTAGTAGTGGTTGTTGGCGCAAGGGTAGTAGTAGTAGTAGTAGTAGTAGTAGTAGTAGTAGTAGTATTTCCAAAGCCAAAAATTTGTAGATCACATGGAGGCAAAGTTGTAGTAACTGGATTAAACGTAGTTGTTGTGGTGGTAGTTGTTGTGGGCTGAAGAACAAATAGTGTTGCAACATTGCTGTATTTAATTTTGGGTTCTACAATAACAACTCTATACTTTGTGCCATTCATTGGAAGAGAAGCTAGCACCACTAGAGTATGAATCTTTCTTGATTGTCCTTCTAATAAACGAGAAGCCTTATTCCAAGATACTCCGTTGTCTATAGATTTTTCCCACCAGTATTTAAAGTCATTGTCGTATAGAGAAATAGCACTGAAAGAAAATGTGGCCTTGGTGTTTGCATTTACAATTTGATTTGTTGGGCTAGTCAAAAACTCTATTGTAAAAGGTTCTGGAGTTGTTGTAGTCGTAGTTGTTGGAAGAACGTAATACTGTTCTAAAGGTACGCATAGTAATCTTGGGCCGACTATATCTATTTCAGAAGGTAATTTATCACAGCAAGGATCAGAACCATTATCGCACAAGCTATGTATTTCAACAATAATAGCGCTATCATATAGATCAATACTAGAATGTAAATCTACAACTATCTCATCTATGGTGGTTGTTTCATTGTATTTTCCAATGTATTGAGTTCCGAGAATGGCTTTGCTTAATTTATCTTTAACAACAACCTGTATAACATTCTTGATAGTTATAGGTAATGAGTGAGATATAGATAGTTTGGTTGGTATGGCGTGTTCTGTTATAATTGGAGTAACAGTGATAAATTTCTCTCCAGATTCTAAATATATATCTTGAGAGTGTAGCAATGCTAATTCGGAAATTGAATTTTCTACCAGTATATCAACTCTTAAGCCAGACGTAGAAAAGGCTCTACCTTTTGGTAGATATAAAGTTCCACATGGACACTGCGCAATTATAGGTAAAGATGTCATGGTAGTGGATTAATATCTGGTGGTAAGTCTGATGAAAGACAAGGTATTGTTGCTAAAGTTTCGTAATTGATAACATCTTGACAATTTCCATTTGAATCTACTGATGCACAATCTGAGAATGCTGACGTTGGTGTACTTGGGCATCTACTTCCAAATTGTACAATTGGAGTATTACCATAAACATTAACAAACTCTGCTAGCATCTGCTCCTGAGTAAGATCGCAACATGAGTCTAATACAATCTCATTTGTGCTAGAGCTTAGATTTGGTACGCACAAATTATTTGTTTTAATACATCTTAATGTTTGCTTGCATAATACATAAATCAAATTATCGCACGGTCTGAGAGTTGTAGTCGTGGTGGTGGTTGAGGTGGTCGTCGTAGGAACTGTTTGTCCCTGAATAATAAGATCTTGTGATCCTCCATTCTGTGGCATACCATTGAGATAAAACCCAATTCTTTGATTCCAAGGTTCGTAACTAAATGATATTGGATTTAGCGCATTTAATACCGTGGGTGAAGTGGCAAAATAATATCCGGCTTGGTTTGAGAAGTAGTTAACGTATCCCATAAAAACAGAACCGTTAAGTGGAAATACAACACTAAGTGAGAATGGCGAAATTGATCCACCGGCAATATTGTTTGTGAAATTTAGAGTATAAGTATAACTTGGTGGTGGCTCTGTAGTTGTAGTTGTTGTTGATGTTGTGGGTGCTGGCGTAGTACTTGTAGTTGTTGTAGTAGTAGTTGTTGTTGTGCCAATAAAAAATTGAGCATATATTTTATCATCACCGATGCTTTTTTTCTCATCTTTATAGTAAGTAACTACTAAGAATGTTTTTATTGTATCATCTAATGGTATGTCTATTGTTCTTGATCCAATACTAGTTGCTGTGCCTGTTAGTTGAGAATCAGAAAATGTAGCATTTGTAACTAGTGGTTTGTATTTTGTTAAGTTCGTATACTCTTGATTGTATTGCTGTGTGTGTTGTGTAGCTTTAGCTCCACTGGCACTAACAATCCAAACGGAGGCGTAGTCGCGGCCTTGTTCTGACGCAACTCTCAGATTCCAATTTAATAGTCCAGACTTATTAATTTGTAGCCATAGAGCATTAGTATCTCCGTGCTGCCCACCAAGCCATGATATTATCGGGTCATCTGGTGATCCTTCTCCATTAAGAGAAAAATCTGTAAATGGAGAAATAATGCCATATGGAGTTTGTTGACCCCATAATGTTTGCATATTATTTCCATTAACGTTTAGTCCGCGATAAGAAAATGCAGGACCAGAACCATCCAGAGGTTTAGAAATTGGTGGATCGCACCTTGCTAGTTCTAGATTGTATGTTTTTTGTATCGTGTTAAATCTTTTGGGGTTAAACAAATCATCAACAGATACTGTAACGCTATATATTCCAGTTGAACCCGTATTTTCCGTTAGGAATAATTCGTTGTTTTCTAGCAAAAAATAATCTTTACTTGGTCCATCCATAGTTACTACGTGTGGCCCACAGTAATCTATAAGATTTACATCTGCAACTTTGAGCTTAATATTTCTAGCTGGAGCAATTGTGGTGGTGGTTGTAGTAGTTGTTGTGCCTCTAGCGAAAACGTCTGTAAAAGTAAATATAGTAGCATTGGGTTTAGCTGTAGATATTTGTGAGATTGTTCCGTCATATCCAACGGCGAACCCCTTAGAGTTCACAGTGAATTGTTCTGGGATATTGTATGAAATACTATCTTGTTCAATATTTTTTGAGAAAACAATTTTTTCTGGGTCTGAATATGTTACATAGTCTTCTATTTTAAGTGGAGAAATTTCATGTAATCCAAGTAAGACGTTACTATCAAAAGAAAAAGATCTTTTAGATGGTAAAGACTGTAAATAATGAAACCATTCTGATATAATAAGGCCCATGCCACCATTTCTCACCTCGTTCAGAATTTGAGACTGTCCAGCGTCTGGCATTTTAGTGCCACCAAATGGGTTGTAGCTTGGAAGCAATAACATGCATCCGAATTGCCCAAGTCCTCCGGGATAACCGCTAAAACTATACCATCTATTATAAACAGAGGTGCTATATCCAGCAGAATTCAAAACTTCAGCAACTAAGTTATCAAACAGAGTGTTTTCAGAACTTAGTAGAATAATGCTGTTAGAATTTCTGCGAGAAGACCAGTGTGCAGTATTTACAAATAGTCTTCTAAAGGATGCATTATTCAAGTCTTGGTAGTTGATAGCTTTTGTGAAAGCTCCAACCCTACCTCTAGCAGCGCCAATTTCCCATCCAGCTAAACCTATTGCGTTAGCCATAACATGTCCTTATTTGTCGTAATAAAAATATTCAGTTAAATCTGTTGTTTCCTCTATATTTGGCCCGCTCCAAGAAAATGTTAAATTGTCGCCACCGGCAGCTTCTCTATGAACAATTCTAATTGGATAAAAAGTATTACCAGTTAAAAGAATTGATGCGCTTTTTTTAGTGCTGCCTTGGCTACCAGTAACATTATTGTTTAATAGCGCATTAGTTATATTTCTGCCAACATCTATTTCAGCAAGAACCCCAAGCCATATGGCGCTTCCATCATCACTAGCTGTTGAAAATGTATACGTTCCATTAACTGGTGGTCTAAAATAACCAAAAGCCATAAAACTAAAATAGTCTCCACCGGCATTATTATAGCTAATATTTGACAGAACAATACCATTAGATATTGGTAAGCTGATTCCAACATTACCCTCACTTATAGTTAATATAGAATCGCTACTCATATTAAACTTACCCTTAAGTCCACCTAATACATATAGTGGATTAATAGTTGTGGTAGTAGTTGTGGTAGTCGGTGGGGCTAAAATTATTGGACAAGCTTTGCCACTTACTGGAATCACAATAAGATCAAGAAGATCTGGATCGTATGGGGCAAAAGTAGTAGTGTTAGTAGTGGTCGTTGTGGTCGTTGAAGCTTTTTCGTTTGGTAAATCTAAATATGGCCTAGTTGGAACATCTAGTAGTGGGTCGTGTTTTTTGCCAGCTAATTTTGGCCGCTGGCAATCCTCATTAATAAAGCAGTCTTCGTTCATATAACTAACTATTATAGCTTACCCACATTGGTCTATATTCATCATTAACCTTGACAGCAATTACATAATCAGAGCCATTGATCTTTAAGAAAGGATCTCTGTTTATAATGGAGATAAATGGATTTTGACCAGCCGGAACAACTTTATCTCTCCAAACGCCACCAACTTTTTCTTTTGGTCTAATTCTACCCGTAGTTGGAGTGTTTGGATTTTGTGGCGCTGGTATGTTTTCTTGAGCAAAACCCTCAATTATTAAATTGTTGTAGGCATTAAGTAAATTATTAAATGAGTTTGTGAGAGAAGTTAGTGCGCTAGCTGTTGAAGAACCATTATTACTAAGATTAGCAATATCTTGTAAAAAGCTAGCTGACTCAACAGATGTGGAGTCACTAAACCTAATAGCGCCAAGCAGTTTTAAATCTCCGCTGAGTTCAGCGTTTGGTCTTGGTGTTGCTGGATTTTGATAATTAGCACTCTTACTTACTGGATTAGCATTGTGGTCTAGCTTTAATAAATCAGACGAGTTGTTTCCCGTAAACTTAAATACCAGTTTATTGTCTGGATAGTTACTTCCACCGCTATCAATTACTTCAATAAGATTAGCCTGTACTTTGATGCTCTCGTTTGATGTATTAGTTAAGAATAATTTGCCTTCTGGCATAATCATATTTTTAGTTATTAAATTGCCAGACATTAGAATATTATTGTCTGATCCAAGCACAAAGTTATTGCTGCTTCCAGAAGGATAGGTGCTTAATAAATTATTCCCAATGACTATATTATTAGATCCATTTTTGATAGATCTAGCAGAGTTATAACCAAGTATAACATTATTACTTCCAGTTGTAATGCCGCTTCCAGCATTATAGCCAATAGCCGTGTTATTATTTCCACCAGCAACATATGATAAAGCCCTATAGCCCAAGGCGGTATTATTTGTTGACATTGCCAAGCTGGCTTTGTTGTTTGGCGAGAATCTGCCACCAAGAGTGTTGCCAGAATTATCAGCTAACAATGGCTTGTCTAGATTTTGACCTAAAAGATCTATAGAATTCATTACAATTTCGAAAATGTTACCGCTTGCATCAACGAAATTTAATGACGAGACTTGTGAAGTATCTGATTTTGCTTTTGTGAACACTTGTGCGTAATTAGCATAACCAGAAGGTATACCAGAGCAGTGATATAAACTCACTACAGCTTCATGATTGTCTTTGTCTCCAACTGTTAACATTGCGTGTGGAGTACCAGAATTAAAAATACTAGCGCGTCCATTATCCATAGCTTTTACAAAACTAATTTTATTTTCATCGCTATAGATGTTTATGTTAAATATCCCACTATTATTGAGATATTCTAACTCTGTGCCATATTTTAAGCAATTTTCTTTGCTAAGTAATTGTAGAGCAGAAACTGTTGAACCTTGGTTTTCTGCGGTGGCTCTTATTATTGCGTTTCCAGTGCTTCTTATATTGAAAATAGTATCTGGAAGCATGTTGTCAGAATATCCAAAATTACTTATTCCAACAAAACCGTCTGCTGCGTCTTGAAGCAATGTGAAGGATCGTTTGGCATATGATGAATTGTTGTATGATTTAATAACAAATCTACTTGGGTTTTGTCCCACTTGCTCATTGAAAAACACTGGCTGTGTAAGTTGAGAGTCTGAAATATATGAGGTTTCAAAGCCAGTTAATTTTTCTTTATCAGTTTCTTGATCAATGGTTTTTGTTTTAACATTTGATAGAAACCTGTGGTTAATATTTACGCCAGATGCTGGGCTTGCGAATGTGATAGTGTATTTGTCTTGTTCTCCAGAATTGGCTATGAAGTTTACATTGCCGATGCCAGCTAGATTGCTGCGTAGATTGTGTTCATTTGTTGAATAGGTCTTGCCGCTGGCGATGAAATAACCAAGTCCATCGTTATATGTTACTGCCGCAATAACATCACTACTTATAATTCTATCTGTTCTAACGTGACAGCCAGAGTTAGTATGAATACTAACATTTGAATTCCAATAAGAGCGTGAGTACGGGTTGTCTACTGATAGGTTTTTTAATGCTGAGTCTTGAGAGTGAAAAGTAAACTCATAAGTTCTTTCATAATCAACACCACGCGATCTAACGTTAAATCCAGCGCCATTTAGTTCTTCATCAACTAGATATCCAACAGGCAAAACGTTTTCTTCATTTGGATTGTAGTAATCGTATAGCCCTTTTGGTCCACCGCCATCAATAGTATTAATATGGCCACTAGATGCTAGGTGTACTGTTTTGTGTAGATAGTGAGCTTGTTCTACCGCCTCAAATCGTGTAAATCTACCAACGCCACTAACATATAAATTATCTACATAGGCATTTAACCAGCGTTTATCAAAGTCGCCCAAATTAAAAGCACTAGATACTTTAGGCTTTACGTGTCCGCTGGCATCTATTCTGCCGTCAACGTCTAACTTACCACCAACATTAAGATAGCTACCGAAATCGGCGTGTCCAGTGGCTACTAAATTACCACTAACGTCCGTATCTCCACCTATAGATGCTGGACCGCCAATTACGGTTTTATTACTTATTAGAAACCTATTCCCAGCATTGTCATAAGTAATGTAATTACTATTTGGGAACGATAGGGTTTGTGATAAGTAAATATTGCGCCATCTATAAGTTCCGTGACCTATATCAAAAGATTGAAGAGAGTCAGACGGATGAAAGTGACCACTAATTTGAAGAGTGGCACCTTCATGGAGTCCAGAAACTGCGATACCAACTCTAAGGTTTCCAGAGGACATATCTCCTTGAATGAGAGGAACCAATCCTATCCCATCTGGATTACCGCATAGATAAGTTTCGTCAATCGGGTGAGAGGCAATAAACAATCTATTATTGGTATCTCTATTAACATAGTAACCAGCACCATGTCCTATAGCTATATTAAAATTACCAATCTTGTTATTGTGAAGACTATAGCTTCCAATACCAATATTACCAAAGCCATTGGTATTACCAGCTAGAGAATGATAACCAAGAGCGGCATTATCTTCGCCGTAGATATTACAACTTAGAGCATAAGAACCTATTGCAGTATTTTTTGATCCTTGATAGTTGGAATTTAATGCAGAAAATCCAAAAGCTGAATTGTCTACAGAAAAGTATCCATCTAAGCCAAGTTTTTGTAGAGTAAGATCGCCCGCTCGGGTAGATCTTACATCTATCGTATCAAAGTTTTTTGCTCTAAGATTCTGTGAACCAGTTAGTAAATGAACTGAGTCAATTATATCTAACAGGTTATGTCTAATATCATGTGGCGAAATTTGGCCAGTTGAATTATCTGATATCTCTCTAGCTATATTTTCTACCAGTTGTGGCTTTGATAGAATCATTTTTTAGAACTTTCTTACTTGAGGCTAATTTCAAGTGACTTAGGATCAAACTTGATATTGTCGCCAGTGTAGATATATCTTGGATTTTTAAGAGCCGCATACATTAACACATTGCCTTGACCAGCAACTGAACTGTCTAATACAGCAACTCCAGAAACCCAACCCCAATCAGAAAGGGCGGTATCAAACACTATTTGGTTTTGGTTCTTAATAAAGCCGTTTCCATCATACTGTACATATCCCGGATTTGTTGCACTGCCAGAAACAGCAATAGCTCTAGGCGCATAAAAATTTACATTTGGAAATGTTTTTGGAAAAGTGTAGGTATTAGAATTTCCATTATTATCCGCCGCTTCAGCTACGGATTTAGATAAATAGATAGGATAAAAATATCCACTATTGCCAACCTCTTGACTGTACACTTGAAATACTGTAGTATTATCCACGCCAACAGAAAACCATGTAGTGTCACCAACACCAGAGGGCGCTCCAAGATCTCTTCTTGAATAACCGGTGGTGACGTTTGTGGCACCTCTGGCAACGCCAGTAGGTAATTCTGGAAGAGTAGCGCCAGTATTTGAATCTAACGCAACGCTACTAGTGAGAGCTATAGCTATAGAAGAAGGCTTTACGAACTGCTCACTTCTAAAGATATGATTCAATATTTTTGCTTCAAGGTAGTCCGATATTGCGGCCATATTTGTCTCCTGAAAAATGAGTCCTGAACTTACAATCTATTGGTATATACACGAAAAAGCCACCCCCAAGTAAACGAGGGTGGCTTAATCGATTAAGCTAATTAGATAGCTTTTACAATTAGAATGAGCCTAGGATCACTCTGCGGTTGTCTAGAACACCAAAGCCAAGCTCTGCAAAGCCGTAGTAACCGGCGCGCTGCTGACGATGAAGAGTGGGGTCTTCAAACACCTGTAGCTGCTCCTTAACTGGCATAACAAAACTGTCTCTTGTGGAGAGGTCAAGACCAACGACGAGTTCAAGGTCGCTAGCTTGCACTGTACCACCAAGTTCGTTCACGAAGAACGACTGATATTCTTGACCTTCGCCTAGTTCATCTAGGTCACGTAGATTCACACCGAAGATACGTGTGATTGGAGCGCCGCCTGTTGCAGCGGTATAGATCTCACGACGAGTTGTTTCGTCAACTTGATCAAAACCCCAGTTACGAATATCTTCTAGAGCTTCTGGTGACACGTAGATGTCTGTTAGACGGCCACGGCCAAGTGAAGCGGAGTTACCACCACTATTACGACGCATGACAGTTTGCATTAGCGAAACTAGTCTCTTGCTGAATAGACCGGCAGTTGCATCACCGTCATAGACGAGGATATTGCGGTCAACGCCAGCGGCGAGAAGAGTGTGCCAACCGTCATCGTTCATCTTCTTGGTAAAACCAGCTTCCATCACCTGCATTGCGCGAGCAACGATATCCCATCTGGCTTCGCGGGCATAGCGAAGAAGATAGTCAACCGATGAAGCGATTGAGTAGGTGGGGATCATCACGTAGTCGCCTTCCACACTTCGCTCTGGAATTCTACCGTGGCCGGGGTTGGTGTAAGCGACATGCTCACCTTCAAGGCCGGGAGAAACTAGGTCGAGTGGGAATTCGGTTGTTGAACCGGCTTCCACGTTGATGGTTTCGAAAATGTCACCAAGAATGTTACCAACTAGAACGCCCTTACGAAGAGGAAGCTCTAGAGCCTTGGCAAACTCACGTTGAGCAGCCGCAGCTACATTGATATCAGCATCCCCTGACTTGCGTAGGAGACTGATAAATTCGTCACTAGGTCTTTTGTTTTCTGGCATGTTTAATTCTCCTTTTAGAATTTACTTAGTTCAGGGTAGGTTGACTTCTACTTTAGCATAACCGTCAGCATCCTTACTTGTAAGGAAGCGACCGACTTGTAGCACACCAGAGCTACCGGGAGAGTCGGGACGGAGATTACCAGCGTTTACATGACAAGCATAAGCTGCATCACCGGCAACTGGAGTGCCTGTAATGTTATTAGTAACAACGTACCCCTTACGGAGAACAGTCACCTTGCCACCCTTTTGCACTTCATCCTTATGCTGGTTAAGATGGGTGCGAGTAAGATCCTTGTTAACAACGTCGTTAAGAAGAACGCCTACTGGGCGACTAGCTGCTGTTACGGCTGCATACTTCACAAGGTTGACACCTTGATCCATTGCTGCGCCAGAGCCAGCCGTAGTATCATGTACAACGACGCCACCGCGAGTAGCAGTACCGGCATTGTAAAAGAAACTAATATCTGTCTGAAATTCATATCTATCTGATTTTAGGGCCATAATTATTTCTCCTTGTAAATCACTTACGTAGTACGTTTTCGGTTAACCACTGAGCTACACTTGCTCTGGTGGACTGAAGTTCATCATTTGCATCAGAAGCATCTACTAAAGCAGCCTCGGTTGAGCTTACACCATCAAAAAGTGTTTCAGTTACTTCTTCTGTTGTTTCTTCAGAAGCAACTACGGCAGCTTTAGGATTAGTGCTTTCGTTTTTCTCGTCCTTGGTAAGATTTTCCTTAAACTCTGATTTCTTTTCCATCTTTGCCATCTTCTTTTTGTACATGGCAACAATGGCTTCGAAAGCATTATCGTCTAAGTTTTCATATAGAGAAAGAGACTCGTCAGCTTCTGTTTCTTCAAAGCCAGAAGCCATGAGCTTATCCTTGCGCATTCTATTCTTCTCTTTCTTCTTCATGTTCATCATCTCGGCGTCTTTAGCGGCGAGTGCATCTTGTAGTTCTTTGATTGCAGTTTCATGGGCCTTAAGTGTCTCTTCAAGAGCCTTAAAAGCTTCTGTTTTTTCTGTGAGGCTAGCTTCAAGTGCTGAAATTGTTTCCGCATAATTGGGAGTAACTTCTTCAACTGGTGTGCTAATGACCTCATTGGATTCTGTTGCAGCAGCTAACTCGCTTGGAGCTTCGTTAACAATCTGCTCTAAATTGGTATCAGACATTTGAATTTCTCCTTTAGGTACATTTAAAATAACATCGTCTTGTTTATTTACGAGGAAGGCTCTGCTTGAATCAAGGATAATGCTTCTTGGATTAGCTGGTCTAGAAACTAATCCCTTACCAGAAAAAGAAATATCTCTTAATGATCTGCCTACCTTGTAGCCCTCATATTCACCTGTGCCACCATAGGCTCTCAAGTGTTTAGTTAAGAATGATGATTGTTCATTCCTTGCTATGACTTTTGGATTGCCCTGTTGGTCTATTAGCGCGTAATCAAAACCCGCGAATAAACATTCCATTGAAACAAACCACTTACCTTGTTCGATTTCGTCAATGATCTTTTGCATTCTTTCCCGATTGTCGGGATTTGTCCAACTATTATATAGAACTGCTTCTGTTATAATGTCGAATTCGGTTGGTGCGGTTTCTGTGTCTGCTGCGATTGTCGCGCCCTGTCGGTCAACAACGTAACTACCAGTAATGTGTCCAATAATGTCATTTTCATTATGCATGAAATTGAATTGCTTGTCTTCTGGAGTTGTTCTAGCAGCCCAAGTTTGTTCTGGAGCAAATACATCGTCATTTTTATTCCAACCAGTTGATACCAAGATTGATTTAATATAGTATAGATCAATTTGCTTGGGGTTTGCGCTGGCTTGGATCTTATGAGCTACTTCTGGATTTGCTTCACAAACAACCGCCTGAGAGCAATAAGCGACTGTAGTATCGGCCTGAACTTTGTCAGCGACACCATCTAACACTTCTTGTTTAAATATTTTCATATATTTCCTCTCAAAACATTATACACAAAATCCGAAACAAGTATGTTTTTAGGTTAAATTTTGCTCTATGTATAAACCTAAAACACTTCGTCGGTAATTGTCAATTGGCATGTCTTCTAGCACAATGTTGTTATTTTTAAGCAGTTTTGCAAACTCTAGTGGTGTTTTAGAGTTAGATGATAATAGTTGTGCTATTGACTGTTCGTTAACTTCTTCAAAAAGAGGTAAATTAGTTAAAACATCTACTTTTAATTGCTCTAGATTATTAACTTCAGCCTTTGTTAATTGCCTAAGATTCTTTTTGTTGTTAGACTTAAGATAAGCATTAGTTAATATATCAGATAGATGTTCCCAAGAAGTTTCTGACCATACTACTAATTCTGCAACTCCCGGCTTTGATTTTGGGTTAGCTATGCGTTGCTTTCTTGGACCTGTATCATTAGATAAAGGTGGTCTGCCATTGTTTTTGGGTGGTTTAGATTTAGGTGCCACTGGACCCGCTCCCGGAACTACGGGTTTAGGAATAAGGACATCTTTAGGAACACTAGTTTTTAGTCCAACATCTTGCGGAGTAACCTTACCGCTTTGTAGAGCAATCTTTTCAAGGTTTTGCTTATGCTTTGGATCGTGATATGGACTAGCCTTTGGAGCAGACTTGCCTTCATCTCTAGCTGATATTTCTCTCTTAAGTCTAATTTTTTCAATCTCCGGTATTTCCTTGAATCTTTCAAGAATGGTTTCATGACTAATAATATCTCTATCTGCTAACTGTATTAAGAGATTTTTTTCTGTAGCTTCATCCGACAAACTCATTTGATCAAATTGAATGTGAGCGCGATATCTAAAACCCATAGCCTTTCTGACTATTTCAATTTCTTTTTCCCAGAATTTTACAAGCATATCTCTTCCGTACTGCAATCTTTCAACCAAAGTTTTCAGCGAAATGAAGTTATTGGTAAAGCCACCGCCATTTGTTGCCATTCCAGTTAGGGTTGGTGGAACACCTAGTCCAGCATAGATGCTATTTAATACTGCGGTATATTTTTCTGAGCCTAAGAACTTGTAAACTTCGCTGTTTGATTCGTGGAATGATAGCTCTGGACCCCAAACTAATTCCATTGTGCCGCCACCAACGTTACTAGCTAAAATGTCTCTTAGCTTGTTAATTGCTGCTTTATTTGGAAGAATCTTATGCTCAAGACTACCAAGTGTCCAAAGACGAATATTAGAGATAGCACCATCAAGTGCAGATAGGTCTGCTAGTCTCATCTTTTCTAACATGATAATATCATCTAGAATAGCATAAATCATGGGGTTAGCCCATTGTAGCCAATCGTCCTTCTTGTAATGAAATACGCTTAGTCTAGATTGATCTAGAGGTATTTGCTTTTCCCCTCTCTGGAGGCTTTGTTTAATAGCTGGCGGTAATGTATCAAGAACTGTGCTTGGGATATCGCCATTTGGGAACTTGTCCAAGAATGTATTAGCTGATAGAGTATAGTCTTTCGCACCCATGAATAATGATAGATTACCGTTTATCATTTTAACAGTCATTGGATTGAAGAAGTTGTAACGCCAAGGGATTTGGTTTGCTGGAACTGTTGGAACATCAACTCTAATATCCTTAGACAAAGCCTTCATATACTTTGTTAATTCTGGAGTCATATTAGCATAGCTACGATAAATAATAACATTGCCAGCTTTATAGAGATTATTTAAGAATCTCTCTGACCTTTCTTTACCATTGACGCTCCTGAACCACTGCTGGTAGAACTTCTCTACGCTGCTATTTTGGTGAACTATTTCTATGCCTTGGCTACCAAAATCGCCCATGAGATCAATAATATTTCTAATAATACCAACTTTATCATAAGCATCCATGCACATTTTAATAGCGCGGCGCTGTTGGTGTGGAACGGCCTCATCTGGACGAAAAGCATAATAATCACTAGGATTAAATCCGGGTTTTACAGTTCTATTAGGTTCAATATCAGTGAAGTTACGATAATGATTTCCTTGAGCTTTGGGTAAGCCGACATATGATGAGATATTATCTGAAAATTTAGCAAAAGCATCGGTTTTGCTGGATGCGTCATCGTCATTCCACGTTATCATTTCTTCATTGCTCATAGTTTTCTCTGTAATTGGATTGTTAATTGGATTGTCTAATTACTAATACACATCTTTCATTTGATCTGCAAACCAGCTTGGTCCAGTATAAAGTTTTTCGTTTTCATAGGAAGGCTTATCACCGCCACCTCTGCCAGTTGCAAAGCCACCATAGAAGTTGTAAGCTTCTTGTTCTGGAGTTCTCTGCAATACTCTAGCGGCCATATTGGCCATTAAAAGCGCGGAATATCGGTCTTTACGCATCTTGCTCTTTTTACCAGTGCCAACAACAACTTCTGGGGTATCCCACCTATCTCTACCATTATTAGTCTGAGTCATTTGTATCATAGAAAGCTCATCTTTTAATTCTTCAATATCCATAACGCACTCTTCTAATGTATCAAACATCCTGTGCTTAATATCGTCTTGAGCATTTGATAGACCTAAACTAACAGCGTCAAAGAATGGAAACAATAAAACTTTATCCTCAAAGTCTTTTCTCATTCCGTGATTTGCTTCTGATAACCATTCGTACTTGGCAAATTGGCACATCTCTATAATATGCAAGCCGCGTTCGCCGTCAGTATCTTTTGGTTTATCATCATCAATTGTAGGCCACATGGGAAGCTCTCCCGGCTTTATTTTATCTTGATCGTGCAGAGATTCTGTTACAGCAACACCACCACCTTGAGCGTCGATAGCGATATGTACGCACGGGTATAGTAACATTAAGTCTCTTATTTTTCTTGCGCAATAAGAATAGAAGTCAGTTTCATTAGAATACCCCTTCTTGACTTTCTCTTTATGTTCTGACCTTGTGGTGGTCCAGCAATGTACAATTCTTCTGTGATCTGGATTTACTTCAAGCACAACAATGCTAAAATTATCTACTTCTGAAGCTGGGTCAACACCAAAGATATATTTTTTATTTGGATCGCCAATTAAATTAGCTTCGAAATGGATTGGAGTACCCTTGCTATCTTTGATCTCATTCTCTTGAGAGATAACGCAAGACTCAATTAATGATCTCTTAAAGAATCCTTGGCTGTCTCTTGTGAAACATGCGCCGTATTCCATTTGGTAAATACCAGTATGTACAGTAGCTTTTGATCTAGCAACTTGGTCTGCATCCATGAAACCCTTTGGTAATAACTCGTATGGCATACGTATGATTGAATATTGAGTCCAATCAAAAGTTTCTGGATAATCTTCGCCACCAAACACTTCTCTTAGTTTAGCGGGATTGCCTTGACTCTTAATGATAGCTTTCCATTTTTTCCAGTAAGTTGCAAAATGATTAAAATCATAATATGCCGTGCCAGATAACACGATCTGGTTATCTTTAGATTGTCTTGAAGAAGACTTATCATCTTCTATTATAATTCCTAATTCTTCTGCTTTTTGTTTTGCAGCAAGACGTTTAACATTTGCCACTGGATCAGCACTAACTGCGGCGAAACCAGCAACAACGTTTTCAAAAATATCTCTAGGAATAGAAGCAAACTCATCGCTGATAATATCATTGGCTCTTTGACCTCTAATTTTTTGACCATCACCAAGTGGTAAACAAGTAATAGTGCTTTCATTAAGCCTCATTACGCACCTATCTGTATCTCGTCTTGGTCCGCTGTCGGCATCGCATATATCCCTTAACATTGGAGAATTGCGCCAAATAGTTTCCATGTATTCGAAAATAACCTTGGACTGCCTAAACGCTGCACCAACAACGACGATCTTTCGTCGCGGTAAAACCAAAGCTCTAAGCATAGCGTATAAAGATAGCATGAAAGACTTACCAAATCCTCGGCTAGCAATAAGCATTGGAAATTTTCTATTCCAAACTTCATCTAGCACTAAAGCCTGAGATGGTAATAGCTGAACGTTTAAGATGTGATGACAAAAAAACGATAGATACTCTGGCCTAGTCATAAGCCAAGCGAGTTTCAAATGAAAGTCATCTTCGCTTGGTCGCAAGATGCTCATTGGGTTAAATAGATCTGTATCTACAGAATCTAGCCCAAGCCAAGCCTCATCTATTTTTTTGAGTTTAGCTTCACTCATTCCTATTCCAATCCGTGAGTATCGCGTCTGCAAATCCGTAATAGACTGCTTCTTCTGCGTTCAAATACCAATCTCCAGATTTCAGCTTTCGAATAAGATATTGCTTAACTTGTTTTTCGCTGGGCTTCTTGCCAAACTTGTCCTTAAAGAACTGCCCCTCTACGCATCGCTTTGCATATAAATCAAACATAACGCTAGCGCACCTTCGTTCATAATCAACAAAGTTCTGAACACTTAGATAATCTGAACCAACCGCCGTAGAACCATAGTGGCTCATAAAATATGAATTAGGAGTCATATATCGATAGTCTGCTGATTGTAGTATAATGCTACTCATTGACTCTGCTTGTCCATAGACTATAATGCTAACATATGATCTACACATTGCTATAGCATCAAAAATAGCCATACCATCTGGCCATTCTCCACCAACACTTTGCATATGTATTGTGATTGGATTATTATTTCTAAGATCTAACGCTCTAAGGTTTTTAATAAAAGTGTTAGACATTCTGTATTCAACGCCGGGGTTTTGATTATCTTCAGCGTGATAATGGTTATGTAGAAAGATTTCTCTGGTGTTAATATTGGCACCATAGTCGTGAAAATCTTTCAGAAGTTCTGGTTCCATGTTAAGTTTTCCTTCCAGTTGTGTACATTTCATGAACTCGCTTAAGAATGCTACTAACAGCCAAGAATCCGTTGTATTTATTTCCACAGAAAATAACCTGTACGTTGTTATATAGTGCGAATTCGAACAAGCATTTCATCATATACTTGCCCGTGATTTTGACTGATGCTTTGTTTTTTAATGGTATCCTAGTTTCTTCTGGGAATTTTGCCAATTCTTCAAAGGTAAATTCTAGAACTAGAAACTTGTGAGGGAATGGCTTCATGCGCTCTATTTCGTCTAGGAAAGCGTACTTCTTTTGACCCAGATTTGTAGCCAATTCTTCTACGCAGCCCTTGCGCTCTATACATATTTTGTCTTCTAATCCCTCTATAGAGTAGTCGCCGGTATCAAGCTTACGCTCAATCATCCCACCACAAGTATTATAGTCTTTAAAGTAATATCCGTCTTGTTCGCGGGTATCTTTGATGACCATAAATTTTTTAGTTTCACTCATAAATTATCCAATATTAATTTGAATACATGAACATAATGATTTTCTTGACCTTTAATAGAATCATGACATTTTCTACATAAAGTAATCCCGTTAGATAAGTCGTATCTTAGTGCGCTAGCGGTTGACCATTTTTGTATGTGGTGAACCTGTAAATTAATTCTAGACTTACACCCCGGCATTTTACATTTTTTTCCATCTCTTTTTAGTACATCTTTGCGCCACTGGGTGTATGCTTCATCGTTATAGTTCCTTTTCATAATTGTGCTATTTTATCTATTCTCATGTGTTTTTTAATTTTTTTGCATAGTATTCTAGTTTTAAGCGACGGGTCTTGATCCATTAACAATTTCATTAATTTAATAAGCACAGTATAACAGGCATCATCTGGGTCGTTTGCTTCTACGAAAATCAATGAAAATGGTAAACTATATTCTCTAAGGGAAAAGCTTTTAAGCTCTATGTATAGGTCTGATAAATCTATTGACAGTCTAAAGTTTCTCATTTCCGTTAAGTAGCATAAGCTTAATTAAGCCCTCTAGATCGTGGCTGGGCGTCCACCCTAGCTTTTCCTTGGCTTTCTTAAAACTCCCTTTCAGATATGTGACTTCAGATGGTCGATAAAACTCGGGATCTATTACTATATAATCTCTCCAAGCCGGTAAGCCTAGAGAGTTAAAGGCTATATCTAAAAATTCAGCTACGGTGTGCGTTTGTTCTGTGCATACTACATAATCGTCTGGATGCTCTTGCTGTAACATCAACCACATGGCCTCTACGTAGTCACCAGCGTAGCCCCAATCTCTATACGTGTCTATGTTGCCAAGTCTTAATTTTTTAAAGCTCATGCCTTGTACTGGTCCATAAATGTAGTCTCCAGATGGACACATGTGTTCTGGCTTTATTTCGTATTTGTGCATCCAAGATGAGAAGTCTTTTATCCAGTTGGTTATCTTTTTGGTCACAAAGTTATCACCCCTTCGCGGGCCTTCGTGATTAAATAATATTCCGGCACTTGCATGTAAGCTATATGCGTCCCTGTACATTCTTACAGCATAATGAGCGGCGCATTTTGCAATGGCATATGGAGAATTCGGCATAAACTTGGTATTTTCATCTTGATATTTATTACCATGATTGTCAACATCATAAGAACTACCAAACATTTCGCTGGAAGAAGCTTGATAAAATCGTGCGCCAAACATATGACAGTCAACGATTCCTTGTAATAGGTTGATACAACCCTTGCCAGTAATATCCCAAGTAAGGGCTGGTTGCTTAAATGAAGTTCCAACATGCGATTGTGCGGCTAGATTATAGATTTCATCTACATCGTCGTAATTTCTAAAGATATTAATTACACTACTTACATCCGTAATGTCGCCTTCGACCAGCTTGAACCTTTGTGATCCTTCTAGGTGCTTTATTCTTTGAGTATTATCTGTGCTGGTTCTTCTTGAAACCCCAATAACATGATAATCCTTTGATAGTAAAAGATCTGCGAGATGGCTTCCATCCTGTCCGGTTACTCCAAATATAATTGCACTTTTCATTTGTTTTTCCTTAGTATTGCTACCCATAGTCCATTCCACCAATTTTCTAAGTCGCCATTTCCGTTTGCTGGCAAATCCCACTCTTTAACAATAGAGAGATTTTTTGATTGTATCGCTCTTGATGTTCCATTTTTAACGTCGGGCCAATTCCAATCGTCGCACATGTATATAAATTCATCGTCCATGTTGTCATAGTAATATTCTATAGCTTTGAATTGACTAGATTCTAAATGGCAACCGTCGTAGAAGTATATGTTGAATTTTTTTGATTGTAATTTGTCTTTAGTAGCGAAAGAGTCAGAGTTAATAAATTCAAAAGGAACTCCAACATCGTTTAAATTTGCCTGAAATATTTGTTCACTTCCTTCAAATTGTGAGAAGTTATCTATTGCAACGGCGAACTGAGGAGAATTACCATATAGTGCTGAATAAAAAGTTGCACCCTGCCACACACCAATTTCTAAATACCTAGCATCTGGTATCTCAAGAAGTTTGTTAAGAAAATTTCGAACCTTAAAGCTAGACATGCCACTCATTTGTAAAGCTTTTTGATTCAGCTTAGTATTTTGATCTACTGTGAATAGTGAACGTTGAACTTGCTCTATCAAAATATACTCCTTTATTCCTGTACAGTGTCTGGGGTTAAAAACGGCTGATCAACCAGCCCGTCCTCATACTTATGGAACGCGCTTAAGCGTTCCTTCTCTTTTAACATAGCCATCTTCATCTTCTCCATCTCAATCCCGTACTGCTTCATAGTCTCTGGGTCTTGCATCATATTAGCCACCCACGAAATGAAACTCTGCTTGCTATCTTCTAGTCTCTTAATTCGCTGTTCGCGCGTACCCTTCATCTCGCGCAACATACTAGCTTTCTTAGTTTGAAGCTCACGGTAGTCCCTGTTTAGACTTTCTTGTGAAGCCCGTAAGGAAGCTATCTGTCTTTCTAAGTTAATAATATAATCTAGGTCTTGATCGTCTTTATCTTTAGACCGCTCATCTTTAACCATAGTTTCATAGGTGGAAATCTGTTGAATATTATCTTTATTTCCCTTTAGACACCTGTTCATCAAAAGTTCCAATTTGATAACGTCTATAACTTGCAACTCTTCTGTTGGGAAAACGTCATCTTTAAACTGGGCGATAATGCGGCTCCAGTGATATTTAAATAGTTCCAACTCATCATTTGTGAATTGGCTTTGCAATTCTATCCAGTACGGGCGATCTTCAAGAGAGAAAGCAGCTTCTTCTTCCAGTGAAAGTCCGTGCTTAAGCTTCCTCTTCATGAACTGTTCGACAGAATCAACGTCCCGGTCTAGAGATTTAGCTATATCTTCTAAAGTCATAGACTCGGCATTGCGAGATATAAATCTCTCTTCTTCTTTTGAAATTCGCCCCTTACGCATTTCCGTGGTCTTTCATTATATTCTTGATAAGTGAGATAATTTCCGCTTTACGTTTCTTTGGTACATAAACATCACTGAGGATCTTTAAATAGTCTGAGCGGCATTTTGACGGGAGGTGTTGGTCAATAACTTTACTCATGTGGGAGACATCTATATTAATATCTACATCATCGTCTTCAGTCTCAAGACAGTCATCATAAGATAATTGTGAGGGGTTTAAGATCTTTTTCTTTTCGGTATCATTCTTAGTAAAATAGTTGTCGCGGACGAAATTCTTGAGTCGATTAGATAGATTGACTGATAGGAAGTTTTCAAGGGGGCGGGCTTCGTCATAGCGATCAAGGGCGTCCATGCATATAATATAAGCTTCTTGCTTTATATCATCAACGTCATAACCATTGAAGGTATACTTGGGAGCAATACGGTCTACTACTAATAATATCTTTTGCATTACTTCTTTTTCTGACATATTTTTTGGTATCTTCATTCGTCTTCGAATCTCCATAATAGTGTTCGCCAACGAGATCCGTCGAAGTATTGAATAGTGTCGTGTTCTTCATTGTAAATGATGCTGCCTTTTTTTATTTGCGCTGGTTTACTTGGGGTCAACTGTAATATTTTGGTTTTTAACTTCTTAACGTCTAGTTGAGAGCAGGATAAGATAATTTGTTTAGTGCAGTCAAGTAGCAGATTGGTGGCTTTGGTGCATATATCTGAAATAGAAAGTGAGGTAACATTACCATCAAGTCTTCCAATAAGGGAGTTTTCATCTACATTGACGATATTGACGGGGTTATCTGGAATAGAAACTATTAATGAGTGGGGGTCAACTAATAATTCTGGAAGAGAGTGGGCGTGATAAGAGTGAACAACTAAGTAATCGTCAGGATCGTGACATCCAAAAGCATTAACTGGTCTTACAACGGGGCCAATCTGCTCGTCACCGTGCTTATATAGCAAGGGCTGAGATCGTTTAAGAAGAATAATATTGGGGGCTTCTTGAAAGAGATGGCCTATACCTATCTCTAGGTCAATTAGCTTGCGCTTATTATACTTTTCAAGCCTGTAGTAAAACTTGTGATCTAATCCAAAAGCGACTAGAAAACTGTTATTAGAAGAACAGGGGGGATTTTTTTGATAACGAAGCTCTGGAAAATATTCACATACCTGTTCAGTACCAGATAGAAATATATCGCAGGAGTTTTCTGTGGGCAATCCACGTTCAAGAATCTGTATGGGGCTTGTCTTTAACTTCATCGTCCTCAAGTTCCTTTAGTAATTCTTCCATTGGAACGTCTGGCTGTTCCAAGTCCACCATGACGGATCGCTTGACTTCGGCTGTAGCTTTACAATTCAATTCACAATCTAATTGTTTCTTTTCATTCATATTAGAATCTCCTCACGGTATTATACACTCTAATGACAAATATCACAAAAGGGAAGTTTTTTATGCTGATTTGTTGTATTATATACTAAGGACGTAACTCTAAAAACCAGAAGGGACTCTAATGAAAAATTACTCATTAAATATTGAAAGATTAGACTCTAGAGAAATGTTAAGTTTGAACACATGGGGACTTGAGCAAATTCATGCAAATTTAGCACAAAATATAACAAAGGGATCAAAAGATGTTGTTGTGGCAATAATTGATAGTGGTATGGATACTAATCACATTGCATTAAAAAATAGCGTGTGGACAAATCCGGGAGAGATTCCAAATAACGGTGTTGATGATGAGGGTAATGGATACATAGATGATGTTAATGGGTGGAATTTCTCAAATTATACAAATAATGTAAATGATGGATATGGACATGGAACCCATGTTGCTGGCATTGTAGTTCAGGTGGCTCCAAATATTTCCGTTATGCCATTAAAATTCATAAATGATAGGGGAATTGGCGATACTGGTGGTGCTATAAGGGCGATTCAATATGTAGTCATGATGAAAGAACACTATGGTATAAATATTGTTGCTGTAAATGCTAGTTGGGGTGGTGGAATTGGATACTCTAATATGCTCAGTGAATCAATAGAAAATTTGAATAAAGATAATATAGCATTTGTGGCAGCGGCTGGGAACAGTGCTAGGAATACAGATATAGTACAAACATACCCATCGTGTTATTCTTCAGAAAATGTAATCAGCGTTGGTGCTTTTAGCGTAATAGGCGATAAACTTGCGGCATTCTCTAATTATGGGAAAAACACTGTAGATTTAGGATCTCCGGGAAGCGTAATTTACAGCACACTTCCAAATAATAGATATGGGTACTTATCTGGAACCAGTATGGCCGCTCCATTTGTTACAGGAACTATAGGCTTAATGAAAAGTGCTAACTGTGAACTAACAGTTTCAGACATAAAGTGGGGCTTATTAGCGAGTGTTACTAAAATTGAGGGGCTGTCGCAAAATACTGTTTCTGGTGGATGTTTAGATGCAAATAATGCGATAAGATTATCTCTTGGATTAACAAAAACTGAGTATCCGGTAGAAAAAAGTACATTTGATGTTAACATAAACAAAGTAAGTGGAGAAATTAAAAGATGGTTTCCTTCTGGCATAACAGTTGTTATAAATGGAAGGGAAGTAAAAAACTTTGAAGCAACGGGCAAGTTCAGCGAACCATTACAAAGAAGAATGTTTAGGAGGGGATGGAACAATGTGGACATATACGAGAATGGGAATCTTGTGTTGCGTAAGAGGGTAAGAAGAATCGTGTGATTCTGATAGATTGGATAGTACATTTATCTTTTTTGTTTCCTATTGTTTTTGGACCACCCCAAGGTTTTCTGCCAGTTTGGCAGCTTCCGTTTTCTAAGATAAAACCCCCACCGTAAGTCCTTACGTATCAACGACTTAGAGCATACATAGTGGCCCGCGTTTGATGTAAGTCTTTATATGCCAATACTTTACGTCAAGTTCGCGTAGCAAACGGTGTGCCATGTGTGGTAGGAAAGATTTTTGTCGTTTGGCATGAAAATATATTTGAAAATATCTGAAGATTTCGCTTGCAATGGTCGATAAATACTGTATAATGAAAGCATAAGAGAACGATAGAGAAAAGGATAAGAAAATGGAAAAGGTTCAAAGCGTCAACGGTTTCATCAGCAGTCTCCCCAAGATTCGCAAGCGTCGAATCTGGAAGGTGATCATCAACGGTACGGTTGTTCAGGGCGTTTCCGCTTCTGACAATCGCAAATCAACTGCACAAGCGTACATCGCTAGCAAGTATCCCGGTCAAGCTTTCACCCTAGAATTCTCTCACTGGAAAATCTAAGAAATATTTTCTAAGGTACTTGACACGGGCCGACCGATACTATATAATACAGAAACAAGAGAAAAGGAAAAAGGAAAAAGAAAATGGTTACTTACGAAACTTGGCATACGATGAAATTTGGCAACACTACTGCAACCTTCAAGGTTTAT